CGATAGATACGTGAGATAAAAGTGACTCATATGGAAGCACAGGACTTTGATACAGGGTTAGGGTTAGCCATTTGTATAAGTAGTGTAAGAAATCCAACAGGGACTCTATTGAGTTCTCCTTGTCAAACACTGATAAAGGAGCAGTTGGCTTAATTCCAGCTTTGGAGTTGGCTATTCTGACATTAGAACTCGATTCCATACTCTGAGCACTATCCACCTCAGATCCTGCTCAATCTTACTCTCATCCTATCAACCCTTGGTTGCTAATCACCACGATCAGTAACCACCTCCATACATAGCTGGGCCCTTGGCTTAAGGGGACTTTGCAGTCAGTTAGGGACTGTAGGTGGAGACACAGTACCAAGCTCAGGTATTACATTTGAGACCTGATCTTGCAATTGAGTAGTGCTCAGTAGAATACTTGTATCCCTTTCTCAGTATAAACCTTGTGCTGTGATCCCATTGTGGGTCGATACATGCAGAGGATTGATGGTTACCACTAGTGGGCTGTCTAGATTAGGGATCCTATCCATTGGATAATAGACAAAGTACTATTAGGACAGTAGTTAGTAGGGCAGTAAGTGTCTGGTTGGGTAAAGATCTTGCGCCCCAACAGACGTAGCATTAAGTAAGATCAAACCATTAATTCTGTACTCCTTGAGACATTACCATTATGTCTCAAGAGCAATACAACACCTTGCTGAGCAATCTGCTCAGAGAGAAACACGCCCTCGCCAAACTGAGGGTAGAATTAGAGGGAAAAAAGAGAAAGTTGTGTAGGTGCTGCAAAGAGTTCGGGCACCTGGCCCGAAATTGCAGGAAGCTAAAGGAGGAAGAAAAGGGGACAGTAGTTCCCCAAAATAAGTTTGAAGTATTGGGAAGTAGAGTGATGCAGTGTGGGGTTGAAGAAAGAGTAGTAAGAAATGTGAGGATGGTAGTCGTAAGGTATTTTAAGTATGGGGAAGAAGGGCATAAGTATAGGGAGTGTCTTCTAGGGGAAAGGAAGATGAAAAGGGTGGCGTGCCCAAAGGAGAGAAAAGCGCACCAAGGAGAGAGGAGGCCGGTGCACCCTGAAAAGGAAAAAGCGCAGGAAAAAGAGAGAAGGCTGAGAAGAGCAGAGGAAGAAGAAGTGGTATGCGTGGCTAGGCCATGAGAAGTACAGCAAGGAGAGTGAAGGAGAAGTTTATAGGAGAAGTTGAGGAAGAGAGCTGAGTGGTACTGTGGACCAATAGTACCACAAGACGTGGAATTGTGGGAGTTAGGATGGCATGGCCAAGGAGCCTTTGTCATGTACTTGAGGTGCCTAAGATGTGGCAAGGGAGGATGTTACGTGGAAGATGATCAGGGACAAGGAGTAGTTCCCTATTGGAAAAGAGAGAAGATGAGTTGGTGTGGATGTAAAGGAAGAAAGGAGCAGAGTGGTGCACGAGCAAGAGACTCGAGAAGCGCAGGAAGAGAAGAGAAAGCAGTGCGGCCCAGAGAGGCAAAAGTGCAGCAAAGCGGCGCATAGTCAGGAGAACCAGAAGGCATAGCAAGAGAGGAGGGTAGTCTATAGGAGGTCAGGAGAACCTTCAAAATGTTGAGAGAAGTGTAGTTGAATATTGGAGTAGAGAAGATAAATATGCATGAAGGCATAGTGATAAAAGCGTTCTTGGATAGTAGTGCAATGGGGATGTTTATGAATAGACAAACAGCAGCTAGGCATGGGTTCAAGCTACAGAAGTTAGAGAGACCGCTAGTCATCAGGAATGTAGACAACACCAACAATAGTGGAGGGACCATTATGCACCAGATAGAGTGTAATATGTTTTACAAAGGTCACATAGAAAGAATAAGGATGGACGTATACGATCTGGGGAAAATGGAGGTAATATTGGGCATGCCATGGTTAATAGCCCACAATCCAGAAATAAACTAGGAAACAGGAGAAGTCAAGATGATGAGATGCCCACCCTTGTGTGGTAGAAGGAGTCAGAAGAAAGAAAAGGTCAAAAGAATAGCGACGGAGGAAGAAAAGAAAATTGTCTGTTGGGTAATAGATGATAAAGAAGACTGGGGAAGAGAGGAAGAGATAGAAGAGAACCACAGGAAAATCGAGGAGATGGTCCCAAAGAAGTTCTTAAAGTAGAGAAAGGTATTTGGGAAGGTAGAGTCAGAGAGGATGCTGACCAGAAAGATTTGGGATCATGCCATAGATCTCAAGGAGACGTTTAAACCACAAAAAGAAAAGATTTACCCTCTGTCCAAGAATGAGAGAGAGGAGGTTCAAAACTTTGTGGAGGATCAGCTAAGGAAAGGGTACATTAAACCCTCAAAATCCCCGCAGACATTGCCAGTATTCTTTGTTAGGAAGAAAGATGGGGGCAAGTGGATGGTAATGGACTATTACAACCTTAATAGCCAGACAGTGAAGAATAATTACCCACTACCATTAATCACAGAGTTAATTGATAACATGGGTAGCAAAAGGGTATTCACAAAAATGGATCTAAGGTGGGGGTTCAACAATGTGAGGATAAAAGAAGGAGACGAGTGGAAGGGAGCGTTCACGACGCATATTGGTTCCTTCAAACCAACGGTAATGTTTTTCAGAATGACAAACTCGCCAGCAACGTTTCAAGTGATAATGAACAAGATTCTGAGAGACTTGATAAACGAAGGAAAGGTAGCAGCGTTTGTAGACAATGTATTAGTAGGAACAGAAACCGAAGAGGGGCATAATGAGATTGTAGAAGAAATACTGTGAAGGCTGGAGGAAAACGACTTATATATCAAGCCAGAAAAATGCGAGTGGAAGACGAGGAAGATAGGGTTCCTGGGTGTAGTTATTGGACCCAATGGGATAGAAATAGAGAAGGAGAAGGTAGAAGGAGTACTCAGTTGGCCATAGCCAAAGACTGTGAAAGATGTTAGAAAATTCTTAGGCCTCGCAAATTACTACAGGAGGTTTATTAAGGATTTTGCTCGAGTAGCAAGGCCATTAAATCTGCTGACGAGGAAGGACGAGAAGTGGCAGTGGGAAGAACCCCAGCAGAAAGCTTTTGACAAGTTAAAACAGGTCTTCACAACAAAACCAGTGTTAGTAGCTCCAGACTTAGACAGGGAGTTTAGAGTAGAGGCCAATGCCTCAAACTATGCTACTAGAGGAGTACTCTCAATGAAGTGCTCAGACAAGAAATGGAGACCAGTTGCTTTCATTTCAAAATCTCTAAGTGATACAGAATGGAACTATGAGATTCACGATAATGAAATGTTGGTAGTAGTCAGATGCTTAGAGGCATGGAGGCACTTCTTGGAAGGCACGACAGTAAAATTCGAGATTTGGACAGATCACAAAAATCTTGAATACTTCATAAAAGCTCAGAAGTTAAATTGAAGATAAGCAAGATGGGCTCTATACCTATCTAGATTTGATTTTACGTTAAAGCACGTTCCGGGAAGTAAGATGGGAAAGGCAGATAGTCTGAGCAGAAGACCAGACTAGGAAGTCAGAGTGGAAAAGGATAATAAGGATGAAACATTGGTAAAACCAAAGTGGCTAGAAGTAAGAAAGGCAGAAGCAGTAGAAGTCATAATAGATGGAGTAGATCTATTAGAGGAAGTCAGAAAGTCCAAAGTAAAGGACAATGAAGTAGTAAAAGCGGTAGAGGAAATGAAATGAGTGAGAGTAAAGATGCTGAGAGATGAGGAGTGGAGAGAAGTAGACGGCATAATGTACAAAGAAGGAAAGGTGTACATCCCAAAAGATGAAAATTTGAGGGCAGAGATTATCTGACTATACCATGATACGCCAGTTGGAGGACATAGAGAGCAGTGGAAGATGGTGGAATTGGTCACCCATAACTTTTGGTGGCCAGGAATAACTAAAGAAGTGAAGCAGTACGTGGAGGGGTGCAATGCTTGCCAGCAAAATAAGAACTGCACAGAACAACCAGCCAGCAAATTAATGCCCAACTCGATCTCAGAGAAACCTTGAACGCATATATCAGCAGACTTTATCACCAAACTACCCTTAGCTCAGGAATACGACTCAATCTTAGTAGTAGTCGACAGGTTGACAAAAATGGTACATTTTATACCTACTACAGAGAAAACATTGGCAGAAGGACTGGCTAGGTTATTCAGAGATAATGTGTGGAAACTACATGGCTTACCCAAAAGTATCATATCAGATAGGGGGCCACAGTTTGCAGCAGGAATAATGAGAGAGCTGAATGAGATGTTGGGAATCAAAAGTAAATTGTCGACAGCGTTCCACCCTCAAATGGACAGACAAACAGAAAGGATGAACCAAGAGTTAAAACAGTACCTGAGAATGTTCATTGACCATAGGCAAGAACAGTGGCCACAATGGTTAGGAACAGCAGAGTTCACATATAATAACAAAGCATACTCAAGTACTCAAATGTCGCCTTTCAAGACAAATTACGGACAAAATCCCAGGATAGGATTCGAGGGGAGGAAGAAAGGAAAATATGCGGGAGCAGAAAAGTTTGTGGAGAAAATGAAAGAAATACAAGAAGAGGCAAAAGCAGTGCTAAAGAAGGCACAAGAAGATATGAGGAGGTATGCTGACAGGAAGAGATCAGACGTAGATGAGTATAAAGTAGAAGACTTGGTCATGCTTAGTACCAAGGATCTGAAATATCAGATGGTCAGAAGGAGAACAGAAAAGTTGACGGAGAGGTTCGTGGGCTCTTACAAAATTAAGGAGATAGTATCATTGAACGCAGTTAAATTAGAACTACCTAGTACAGTAAAGATACACCTGGTAGTTAATGTTAGTAGAATACAAAGATACATGGGCCAGGTAGAGGGGCAAAAGAAGGAGCAACTGGCTCCAGTCATAATCAAAGGGAAAGAAGAATGGGAGGTAGAACGAATACTAAATAAGAGGAAGGTTAGAGGAAAAGATAAGTATTTAGTGTGATGGAAAGGATTTATGACAGAGTCAAATACCTGAAAAGGCAGGGAGAATTTAGAGAATGCAAAAGAAGTAATTGAAGAATTTGAGAAAGAGTATCAGCAAGACATGGAAGATGTGGCGCAGCAAGAACACGAGGAAACAACGTTCAAGCATGGAGAATTACCAGGGAAGTTCACGGTGAAAATATTATATGGATGGTCAGACAAACAATACAACCAGGAATATTGGGGAAGATTAGAGAGAAATTGGAGGCAATGGAAGGGCAAGAAACCAGTAAGAAAAGGGACAATGAAGACAATCCCAGAAGAAGGAGAAGTTGAGAAAGAAAAATCAGGAGTATGAGAATAGATGGAGGAAGATGAAGACGAAATGGGCAACATGGTGGACCCATATTATGAGTTGTAGAGAAATTCCTCGAGATGAGGAAACTTAAGAGGGGGGTGGTGTCATGACTTGGCAAAACGGCTAAGTCATTATTTAATATTCTTTTTCTTTTTCTTTTCTTTTATTTTCTTATCGATAGATACGTGAGATAAAAGTGACTCATATGGAAGCACAGGACTTTGATACAGGGTTAGGGTTAGCCATTTGTATAAGTAGTGTAAGAAATCCAACAGGGACTCTATTGAGT